TCCATAGACCTCATAAACAATACTGCTTCAAGACCATTGACATTGATACCCTCTGAGAGTATGCTGTGATGCAATACAACAAACTTTTTGTCTGTCCTACCCCATTGATTTAGTGTATCAAAGAAAGTCTCTCTGTCAACCTTTTCTCCATCAATCATCGCACCTGTTTTTGCTGTGATAAACATATAAGAGTAACCACGAATAGCAAGTTGTTGTACGAAATCTGTCTGAGAAACAAGTGCAACAATCTGTCTGGTTGACTTAGCACATATCAATACTTTGTCCTTATCAAGATTGTCAATCGCACCTATCATTTGCTCATTGTCTCTGTCTGCAACTAACTCATCTTTCTTGAGTATTCTTGAACGATACACCTTGACTTTAGGTGGTAGTATGTAACCTTGCTTGACTAACTTTGGTGCAGGTACTTGACATATTACACCACCATACACCTCTGTCCAGTTCATACCTGCCTTGACAGGAGAACGACTATGCTTTGGTGTTGCTGTAAAGAAGTAACAACGATGAGCATACTGAGAGAAGTAATCAGTAGCAGGGAAAAAGTTTTTCTGTACTGAGTTGTGTGCTTCATCAAAGTAGATAGTATCAACATTGATACCTGACTCTTCAATCCTGTGTAGTGAATGATAAGTTGTAAATATAATCTTACGACCACTTGTTGTCTCATAAAAAGATTGAATCTCAAATGGGTTTGTGGTATTATACATTCCTTTAACTCTACCACTATGAACGTGCAAATAAGACACATCAATATAATGTTCGTCAAGGATTTCTATAAACTCTTTACATAGTTGCTCTGCAAGAAGTATGCGTGGTGCAACGACTACAACTGTAGCATCAGTTTCCAACTGTCTGATAGCATCCATAATCATACAGATAGTCTTACCACCACCAGTAGGAACAATGACTTGTCCTTTGTCATTGTCTAACATTGATTGTATCGCTTGTTCTTGGTGGGGTCTTAGTTGCATTAGTGTTCTTTAGATGTACCTATCATAGCATAAAAATACCTCCTGTGCAGGAGGTTGTGCCAGTTTATCAATCATCATAGTGTGTAAATGTAATATTACCTGATATAACGATTCTCCTTTTGTTAGTTTCATTTGGTATAACTTCGTGCCATACCCAAGAGGGAAAACATATTATATCTCCATTACTTTGCTCATTGGGTATTAATATATTTCCTTTTGTATCTGTAAATCTGAAACATTTTTGTTTAGGCACATCTAAAAAATGAACCCAAGATATATCAGAACCCATCTTTTTATCTTCATGTGCGTGATGATGGGGTTTATGTTTCATTCCTTTTTCATATAATTGTGTCCAGTAAGTGCAATCATATCTCACTTTATCATATACACCTACCTTTTCTACTATGTCACGAACTATAATTGAGTATATGTCATTAAATTTTTTATCAGGTCTTTCGATTTCTTTTAAAAAATATGTGCTTATGTGTTGGTTTTCTTTAGCAAATTTTTTAGAACCAACAGAATCAATATCAAATTTAAGTTCCTTTAAATTTTCATAAGTAAATTCAATATTATCGTGATACCAGTAAGGTGGTTTATAATTAGTCATTATTTTTCTCCTTGCATCCAAAAAAATGAGTTATGGCATATCTACCATATCCATCATAATAATCTGAATCGTTTATTGAAACCTCACTTACTCCATGTTCAACCCAAGATGGCATCATAATCAATGAATTATGTTCGCAATTAAATTCATAATCATATTTTGGGAATATTAGATTACCACCTTCAAATTTTTTGGGTTCTTTAAAAAAATAAGAAAATGCTAAAAAATCAAAATATATATCTTTATGTGGTTTATAGTAATCTCCATTATGGTAATATCTTACTTTAGTTACATCGTAATTTGATTGTGTGGCAGCAGAGCAACAATCGTGTATATTAGAAAATGGTTCTAAAATTTGACTGTCAAACACTTTTCTAGATACTTCTAGGATACTTGATAAAACTCTATTTTTACCTGTATATACAGAATCTAGGTGTAATGCCTTTGCCTTCGTATATCCCACAACACCTTGATATTCTTCTACATCAAATAACTTTTTAGGTCTAGTATAAAAAGTTAATTCTTCCCATATAAGTTCTAGTTCATTATCATCATAAAAATTATGAAATATAATATGTGGGAATGGTTTTAGATGGGCATCGGCAGATATATTTTGCATTACTAGATAGTTGTGTTATAATATAATTATGAGAAATATTTTTAAGGAATCCAAATATCACTTAGAAGTAGAAACTGGATGGACTTATTGGTTTCATCTTAGACACTCTCTCGTAAACTCTTATAAATTGATTAAAATCTCGTTTAAGAGTCTAGTTCATGGATTACTTCCATTTATGTGGAAATCAGATGCACCCAAAGGTGTAATTATATTATACCACGAAATTATGAAAATACAACATATTCAAAAACTTGACAAACTCCACAAATATCCAAAAAATGAACGATACATATCTAACGATACTGAATAGTTATGGAGATATAGTTGAACTAGATTATCAATTTGATGTTCCTTTAATTATTAATGAACTAAAATCTATTGATAAATGGATGGATGGTTCTAATAATAAGAAAGGATTGACTCTTACAGGTAGTGTTGATGACTTAGAACTCACAAAAAGAAATGATTGTAGTATAAACGATAATTTAAAGAAATGCCCTTCACTCATAGATTTTTTTAAATTATGGAACAGTCTCGCTAAATGTCACGCAGTCAATATGAATAGTGGTAGTTTCTTTCGATTGCATCGTGACGCATATAAGACAACTCAACAAATGAGAATTTTTATTCCACTTAACAAAACAGAGTTGCACGAATTTGCATTTATATACGATAAGAATATAGTTGAACTCAAGGCAGGTAGAGCATACTTATTAAATACCAAGAAACAACACGGTTCATTTGCGATGGTTGATGACATCTATCATATACTAATCGGAATTTATATAAACCCTCATAACTTTAAAGTTGTAACAAACTTACTTACTAATTGCATAGATCACGAATGAAAATCTGTATTATTGGTGGTGGAGTATCAGGATGGTGGTGTGCTGCCTATATGAATAAATTTCTAGATGCTGAAATCACACTTATAGAAAGTAATGATATACCAATTTTAGGTGTAGGAGAATCATCCTTACCACAAATCAAAACTTTCTTTGATGCTATAGGTGTTGAAGAATCAGAGTGGATGGAAGAATGTAGTGCAGTTTATAAGTATGGAAATATAAAAATAGGTTGGGATAAGGTTGATGGAAAACCATTTACATTTACTTTTTGGCACGATGATAATAATAAATTTAAGAAGTGGTATCAACAGAATAAAACAAAACACCAGTTAAATGAATTATATTCAAAGGGTGATTGGGGTTCAATCGCTTATCACCTTGATGCAGAGAAAGCTAATTCAATAATGAAGAATCATTGTGATAATATAACTCATAAGATTGAAACATTATCAGAATTACCAAAAGGATATGATTTATATGTTGATTGTACTGGGTTCTCTCGCAAATTTGTCAAAGATAAATCTGAAACTATATTTGATGACCACTTAGTTGATAGTGCTTGGGTATGTCCATATGAACAAACTGATAAAATAGAAAACTATACTAAATCAATTGCAAGAGAGTATGGTTGGCAGTTTGTAATTGACTTAACAAACAAAATTGGTAATGGATATGTTTTCTCAAGTCAATATGTATCTGATGATGATGCACTCGAACAATTCAAAAAATATAATTCGCATCTAAAACCAATCGGTAAACCAAGATTATTAAAATGGAAACCAAATATTCTAACAAATGCTTGGAGTGATGACGTAGTAGCAATTGGTAACGCTTGTGGGTTTATTGACCCATTAGAAGCAAATGCTTTGTATATGACTGTGTATGGCATTACTTCACTCGTTGACTGCATATTGAAGAACAAATCACAAGACGTATATAATCGCAATATGCGGAGAATATGGAAAGGTAACTCAGATTTTATATTACACCACTACAAACTTAGCAGTCGAACTGATACTGAATTTTGGAAATACTACAATCAATTTGATGTGAGGAAATCGTTATGGGAAAATTATAGAAAAAAGAAAAATAAAAAAACTAATTTATTTTCAAATGCAATATGGGCAACTTTAGGTGTGTACTTTAATGAATTTACTTACTACGGGTGAATAAAGCAATCACCCCGTCACCTAGTTTTACATCATAAGATTTTTCTGTTGATAGTTCACTATAATCAAATCTCCTTAAAGTTTTATCATTTACTACTGGTTTTCCGTCAAGACATATCAAAACTGAATCTCCTTCTACTTTTAATGTTTCATTAGTCAATAATCTCGCATCCCATTCCTCCTCTCCAAATGTATTAAAACCCCAAACATAAAAATCCTCAAGTGCTTCATAAAGTCTGGGTTGATGTAGATAATTTTTCATATCAAAAAAATCACCCTTATTGACAATCTCAAACTCAGATTGAAAAGGTTTACCTATCTTTGCTGAACCATAAAAAACATAATGATATATGCCACAACTCTCAGAGAAAGGTTCTATTTCTAAGAATCCTTTATCTGCCTTAAATGCACAAACTGCAAACTTATCTAATTTTTTAAAGTAATGCTGACAATTCATAATTCTACCTTTCTCATTTTTAATACTTTTTTTCTCCAATTATCAACCTTTCCTTCTATTACCTTACCAACTAAACTTTGTAAATCTAGTTCACCACTTACTTCTTCTGGTATGTTTTCTTTTAATATTGGTAATTTTTCCTCCTGTCTCTGTATTCTTCTACTACCACTTTTTTTCATAAGATCATCAACAAATATTTCAACGTCAGTAGTATCTAAATTATCACAATCAACAATTTTTGCAGCATAATCATCAATTGGTTTCTGTGAGTGCAAGTTGCATATTTTTACAACTATACTATTCCTATCAGATAAGTACTCATCTATTTTAATAATTGATTTCAATTGTAAATCCTCCAATATTTTGGGTTAATATACCCCATTGAGTAATCATTTGTTCCATCTTCTTTATAAACCAAAGTTACATCACCAACTATTGCCAACCTTTCACCATCAAAATTCTCATTTTGACATTGAGTGCAATGGTCAAGCGAACTTGGAAATAAAATTAAAGAACCTTCTCTTGGTTCAATATGAAATGTTGATGCGTTGAGTTCATTTCTTTCTGCAACACCATCTTTAACATCACTGCTATTTAATCCAGTAAATAAACTATTTGTGTTATGTGGGTTTGCAAATTTAATTGCGTGTGAGTTTTGTGGAGTATTGAGATAATATGAAAAAGAAATATGACTTGTCGAATGTGAGTGCCACTTGATGTTTTCATAAGTTGCCCTTGATCTAGACAACCAAGTTTTTGTAATCACATAATCAAATATGTCCTGATACTTTAGTACATCAAGAGTATATATTTTGACATTGTGTATTATCTCATTGAATAACTCAGATAAACTTTCTTCTAGATGAATAAGGGGATTACCTGCATTTTCACTTGTTGTATTAAACCATTCTTCATTATCTCGAAATGATTTTTGTTCATAATCATACTTAGTATATAATTTATAAAACTGCTCCTTGTATTGATTATGATTTTCAACCTCGCTCACATAAATTGTAGTGGGAAAGATATTATATATTTGTCTATTCATTTTGTAAAATACCCCAAGATGTGGCAATATACTTTGGATTACCTATTGGTGGATTACCACGATGTGTATGAGTAAAACCAGCTGGAAACATTATAACATCACCTGCGACTGCCACCTCTCTTCTATTTTGATATAAAAACTCTGTCTCCCCACCATTAAAATTATCATTTAGATATAATTGACATACAAAAGTTCTTTGTGAATAAGGTATTCCACCATTCTCGAAGTGCCAAGAGTGAAATCCTCCACCTATAGGTATTTTCTTAATCTTCAAGTCATATAATAAAAATTTACATTGTTTTAGAACACTAAAAGCAGTTAGATACTCATCGACACAAGGTTGTAATCTTGGAATTATAAGTTCTGATAATCTACTATAAGCAGGTAAATCGACACTCCAATCATGTGCGATGTTAATAGATTTATGATCTTGATTATGAAGAGATTTTTTATCATAAGTCATTATGTTATTTTTTTCAAGATAATCTATATGGGATATTATTTCATCACATTCTTCAGGTGAGACAGCACCCCTATACCTTCGTATCAAATCAGATTCAATTGCCATAATAAAAAAAATTTAAAACAGTTATCCTACTCCTGTTGCAGAAGTGCTTCCTTGTATTGTACCATTATTGTTTATTGTAACACTAAATCCAGAATTTCGCCTTATTGCTGCTCCATCACCACCCTTTTGACCACCTGATCTTTGAGAACTAACTCCATTATTTGCTGCTTCACCAAATTGTCCACCATCTCCACCACTGCCACCACCAGCTTCTCCAGCGTTATTAGCACCACTACCACCTTCTCCAGCACTTGTTTCGTTTCCATCACTTCCTCCTTGAACTCCTGAACCACCACATCCACCAACCTGTGCACCACCTTCTCCAGCAGGGAATCCAGCTCCACCACCACCGCCACCACCTGACGCTCTTCTATCTGAACCTTTATCTACCTGTTGACCACCGCCACCGCCACCGCCTCCTCCGAAGCCAGCACGAATTATACCACCATTTAACACATTAACTATAGCACCATTATGTTCTACACCTAATCCACTGGTGCCAGTACCACCAGCTTGTCCATTATTTAAACACTCACCACCTCGTCCTCCGTTACCTCCAGCACCCAAAACTTCACCTTCACCGCCAACATCAACTTGTACTACAGCAGCACTCCAAGAACCTGTTTTGACTGCACAATTATTAACACTACTCTTATCAGAACCAAATTTTTTATTAATATGAATGATTATTTTACTTCCACTTTCCTTTTTACTTCTAAATCCACCAATGACTGTAACTTGATTATTATTCCATTTATCACTCTTTGCACTCTTACGAAACTCTGTACCTCCTGAGTGCATATCAACAACTACGTTTAATTGCTTACTATAAAAATCACTGAACTTTATTTGACCTGATGTTGGGATACCAGAATCTAGAGGTAAATTTGATAATTCACCTACATTTTGTGTTGTTCTATATGCTCCTAAAGATCTAGATCCATTTGCACCAAACTCTGCTTCTATTTCAGAGAACGCTAATGAACTTCCAGATGATTTAATAGTCATAATTAATGGAGATTTTGCCAGTTTGCAACATTATATGACCCACTACCAACATAAACTTGTAACTTGTTCAATGAGGTGTTGAATATAACTGCACCTGATATAACACCAGTCAAAGATGCTCTCTGTGAAGTATTCACTTGAGGAGGTAGCATAAATCTAGTTGTCGCATCTCTACCAGCAGCTCTCATATCAACTGAACCGACAATGACAGTTGAACCAACACCAAGTCCACCAACAACAGCTTGTGCTTGATGAGCATTGATACTGACGTTTGCTAATTCACTTGTAGTTCTAATACCAACACTTCCTGTTGCAGTTACAAATACTTGTGGAGATTCGGTAAGAGCAGCATCATTAACTTCACCAAATTTATCATTAATATTCAAAACAAACTCTTCAGAGTCGGTGCCAATACCAATTATGTCAGTTTCAATTCTTGATCCAACTGTTGCAACACCAGATATAGTCAAGTTGTTTAGAGTAGAAACTCCAACAGTTGCGTTTGCATTACCAGCTAGTGTTCCAGAAACATTACCTGTTAATGTACCTTGAACATTACCAATTAATAATCCACCAACTGATAAATTATTTCCAACAGACAAATTACCACTAAAGTTACCAGCTCCCACAACATCTAATTCTTTTGTCGGTTGAGTAATACCAATACCTAGCGAACCTCCGATACCAGTAAGGGTCATTAATCTAGCAGAGTTTTTACCCTTATGCCAATGGAAATCACCATCGACTGCTCCTGCATTGTTTGCACTTATATGATAATTAAAATTACCTGTACCGTAGTTTAATATATCAAGTGACTGTGCAGAACTGTAGGGTGAACCAGCAGATACTTCTCCATATCTAAACTCTGCATTATTTGTATCTAAATTACCTGTTTCTCTACCAACTGTAAGTCCAGCAGAACCAGTTTCACTTGTTACCTGAATTTCTGCGTCACCTGATTTTCTTACCTGAATATCATTTACTGGAGCTTCTGTTGTTCCAACTCCCATCTTCAAGGCAAATGATGTTGATGATGCACCAACAAATGATGCATTAACATTTCCTGTTAATGTTGTTATACCTGTAACTAATAAAGTTTTAGTGGTTGTTAATCCAACAACTCCAACATCATCACTAAAGGTTGATGTACCTGTTACTCCTAAATTATCATCGATTGTGATAGTTCCACCAGCGGAATCAATCGTTAAATTACCTGATGAAGTATCAATCTCATTGTCACCTGTAACACCTATTTGTACATTATCAATAGTTGCTCCACCATTACCATCAATGAGTCCTGTGAATGTTGATACACCTGATACATTTAAATCATCTGTCCGTAACTCACCAGTAACAGTTGCACCAAATGATTCTGTCTCAAATTTCTTTAATCCAGCATAAAATAATTGAGTTTTAGCACCATGTGTAAATTTTAAACCCAAACTACCTACGTTTTTACCTATAGAAACAGTATTACCGTATAAAATTAAATTGCCATTTCCATCTGCAGTGGCATCAACAAAACTAGTATTTGATGTGTGATATATCTCTAAATCTGATTGGTCTCCAAATATTGCTTTTACGTCATCACCAAGATTAACAGCACCAGTGTGAATACCTTGTGTATTACCTACTACATCGCCAGTAATTCTACCAACTACATCACCAGTGATATTACCAATGAAACTTGATGCAGTAATAATACCAGTTGCATTTATATTACCAACAGAACTGATGCCTACACCTTTTTCTCCAGCATCAGCGTTATTACCAACTTGGAAAGTGGAACGGGGATCTTCGGTTCCCACACCCACGTTGCCTCCTGTGTTGTATATACTTGTGAATCCTAAACCAACATCCTTATCTTCCCACTGTGATGTTGGCATACCTTGTAGATTTCTTGCATCACCAAAGTATGTTAATATACCAGCTCCTTGTGCTGTAACAATTCCACTAAAAACACTAAGTCCTGCACCAGTAATCTGATTTGGAACGAATGTTGTTACTGTCAATACACCAATTTGTGCGGTTGTTGAACTTGTAAAACCTGTAACAACCACATTACCTCTGACATCAAGAGATTCATTTGGTATAGTAGTTCCAATACCTACCAGACCAGTATCAGTTACTAACAGGTTGTCATCATCTACCTGAACACCGTTACGAAAATTAAAATTCTTCTTGATATTTGCCATCAGTTATTTTTTTAGTTATTTATGA